ATGCAACAGCTTCAAAAAAGAACTTTTAGAAGCTACTCACAACTTTAGTAACCCAGGTGGTAATTCATTTAAATTAGCAATGTATACTAACTCGGCAGCTTTAGGAAAATCGACAACATCATTCACAACAGGTGGACAAGTTTCATCACCTTCAGGTTATACATCTGGTGGTAAAGCATTGGTAAACACAGGAACATCTTTAGCTACAAACACAGCTATAACAGATTTTGCTGACTTATCATTTACAGGTGTAACTTTAACAGCTAGAGGTGCATTAATTTATAATGACACTAATGGCGATAAAGCTGTTGCTGTATTAGATTTTGGCGGAGACAAAACTGCAACATCTGGAACGTTTACTATCCAGTTTCCAGCATTTACAACGAGCGCAGCTATATTAAGAATCGCATAATAAAAGGAGCTCGATGCTATGGCAGAATTTACTTATACTGTAACCGTAGCATCGGGAAACCTTTACGGTGGAGGCACTGGCAACGTTTTTTATTTAAATGGTGCTAGAAATTCTACTGGCCCAGGCACAGTAAGTTGGGTTCAAGGTGGAACTTTAAGATTTGATCAAAGTGATTCTTCGAATAATAATCACCCTTTAATTTTTTCTACAACAACTAGTCGAGACCAATATCTCACATCAGGTGTAACTTACTATCTAGATGGTGCATCTAATTATGCTAATTATACTAACACCACTACGTTTAACGCAGCGTCTACAAGATATATAGAAGTAACACCGTCATCACAAACTGATTTTTTTTATTTATGTTATGTTCATGGTATTGGCATGGGAGGTATTTTTGATATTACCTCAACAACATGGGGAGCGTTAGATTGGGGTGAAGGTGTTTGGGGTGAACAAGGAAATATATCTGTATCTTTAACGGGCTTATCACTGTCTTCAAGTATTGGTAGTTTAAGCTCTGTAACAGGTGGAGCTGACATATCTCCATCAGGTCAAGCTTTATCTACAACTAATGCTGGTGCTGTCGGTGGAACTTCTGCAGACGTAAATGTTTCAGGTTCATCTGCCTCTTTAGGTGTTGGACAAATTATTTCTGGTATTGGTTCAGTCGTAACGGGTCAAAGTTTAAGCCCTTCAATTGGTGCAGTAACAATTGAAGAGTCAGGATTAACAGGAGCAGGTTGGGGAAGATTAACTTGGGGTAACTTAGTTTGGGGTGGAGCTTTCTCTGCTCAAGCCGCAGGTCAAAGTTTAACAACTTCAATAGCCTCTGTGTCAGCAACAGCAGATGTAAGTGTATCCGTGAGTGGTTTTGATCTATTAACTATCACGCAAGGCCTTGCATCTTTAGAAATTCAAGGAAACGTAATCATATTTGCATCTGAAGATCAGTTAGATACTTCTGTAGGTTCACCATCAATAACAGGTATAGCTAACGTTTCTGTTTCAGGTAATTCAGCAACAACAAGTGTAGGACAAGTGGTTCCCGAGCCTAAGTTTGTTCAGGATGTAACAGGAATTGCTATGACTTCTTCTTTAGGAAGTATTTCATTAGAACAAACCACTAAGCAGACCTTAACAGGACAAGCAGCCACAATATCTTTGGGTACGGTAGATCCAGTTGCTGTGTATCCAGTAACAACTGCTGGATTATTAACAGGGTCCGTAGGTACAGTTTCCATAACAGGAACTGCAAATATACCACTAACTGGTATAGGGTTGACAGCTAATATTGGAAACGCTAATGTTACAGCATGGTCTGAGATCGACCCTGGCGTAAACAATGTTTGGACCGAGGTTGATAAAGCAGCTTAATTTTGTTAATATAGGAAAAATATGGCATCAAGTTATTCTACAGATTTAAAACTAGAATTAATGGTTACTGGCGAAAATGCTGGTACATGGGGTGATAAAACTAATACAAACTTAAATTTAGTTCAACAAGCAATAGCAGGCTTTGAACAAGTAACCTTATCAAGTGGTGGAACTTTAGCACTTGTAATGTCTGATGGTGCTTTATCAAATGCAAGAAATTTAGTAATTAAATTTGCTACTGCATCTATTGCAGCAAGCACAGTGTGTACTATACCTGATAGTATTGAAAAATTTTATATCTTCGATTGTACAGGACTAACAAATCCATCGAACCTTACAATCAAAACTGCATCGGGAACTGGATTTTCTCCTGACAGAGCAGCTATTTTTGCAGCATATGCTGATGGAACAAATCTAAAAGAAGTTTCATTAGATACTTTAGGAGGCACTATTGGAACAGCGCAAGTAGCAGATGATGCCATTACCGCTGCAAAAATTTCTAACAATGCTGTGGTGACAGCTGGTATTTTACAATCAAACGTCACTCAAAATAAATTAGCTACAAACGCAGTAGGAACTGCACAAATTTTACAATCAAACGTAACTTTAACTAAAATGGCAGCAAATTCTGTTGGACCAAATCAATTACAATCCACTGCTGTAACAGCTGGAACTTATACAACTGCAAATATTACGGTTGATGAAGACGGAAGATTAACAGCGGCAGCTTCAGGAGTTGCTGGAGGAAAACTTTTCATAGAATCTCTTTCAAGAGGTGGACCTAGTTCAGGAACTTTCACTGCACAACCAGGAACAACTAAAATCATGGTTTACGCAATGGGTGGCGGTGGCGGTGGATCAAACTATGGTCAGCCAGGAAAAGCTCCTGGAGGATTTGGTGCATATGGAGTTTAGTGCTGGTGGCGGTTCAGGTGGAACAGTGGGTTATAGTCCAAGACCCCCAGGAACAACAGGAACTGTAACAAACGGTACATTTGATTTATCAGAAAATACTGTAGCTTCACCTAATGGAAACTATATCCCAGTTTGGGGTGTAGACTTTACTGGTTTTAACGTAACAAGTTTCCATAAAGTTCTTGGTAACTATGGAGAACAAGGTGGTGGCACACACCCAGATGGATCTTGTGGATTTATTAGATTCTATGAGGATTTAGCTTAGGAGATTTATGGCATTAATAGTTTTACATGAAAGCAAAGATAGTGTTGTAAAAGTTGCAGACAACCAAGAAGAAGCAATTTTTTTACTTCCAAATTTAGAGCATTATCAAAGCTTAGGTTTAGTTCATGAAATAACGGCAGAAGAAAAAGAAGGTATCATAAAAGGAACTAAAAGATTCGATGTGATGGAAAATGATGCACCTGTTATTATTGATGTGCAAAGTTACGTATCTATTCCAGATGCAGCTTCAATGGCTGGAATTATCCAAAAGCATATTTTAAAACATAAAGAACTTCTACAAGTAGATAGAGTAAAAGCAGATGCAGATTATAAACAAAAAGTAGAAAATAATATTTCTGTATTAGGGTTACTAGATCCTAATACTTTCGCATACCCAATAACTTTACCTGAAAAATTTTTATTAGAAAACCACGTACCTAATTTAATAACTGGTTTACAATATCCATAATATATTATATACAAACGAAGTATGAACTTAATCCCGTTTGTAGAAATTACAGATAAAGCTATCCCTTTACCCTTATTGAGTAACTTTTTAAAAATTTATTCAGATAAAAAAGAAATGTCATTTGGTCAAGTTGGCGGTCAAGTTGAATGTAAAGAAGATTTAAATATAAGAAAAGTTTTAACATACGACTTTAGTAATATGACTAAATCTCTAACTGACGTTCATTGGTCAAATTTATTTACATTTTTTATACAAAAATCCATAAGAGATTTTCATCAAAAACACAATTTAGATATTGGTAAAGGTTTGGTAAATGAACTACAACTACTAAAATATAGGGAAGGTTACTTTTATAATTATCATGTCGATGGCACAGCAATGCTCAGAAACTTAAGTTGTATTATTTTTTTGAATGACGATTATGAAGGCGGTGAGTTATGTTTCTATGATGTTTTTAACAAAAGGGAGGTTACTATAAAAGCCAAAGCGGGCAGACTAATATTATGGCCTAGTAATTTTTTATATCCCCACAAAGTAAACAAAGTTTCTAAAGGATTGAGATTTACAATGGTTTCTTGGATAGTTTAATTATGGAAAAATATAAATTAATAAAAAATTTTTTAACTAAAGAAGAACAAAAATTGTTATGTATTTATTGTGATATAACACATAGACATAACTTTAATAATTTTGATGGAACTAACAATGTTATGGACACCTCTTTCTACGGAGACTACATAATGGAGTCTTTGATGTTAAATAAGAAAAAAACAATGGAAGAACATTTAAAGTTGAAACTACTACCCACTTATTCTTTTTGGAGACTTTACACACAAGGTTCTACCTTACCTGAGCATAAAGACAGACCTTCGTGTGAATATAGTGTTACCGTACAAATAAGTCATGATAAAAAAAATGATTGGCCTATCTTTATGGATGGAAATAAAATTATTTTAGAAGACGGAGATGCTGTAGTTTATAAAGGATGTGATGTAAAACATTCAAGAGAAGATCTCAAAGGAGATTGGCATGCTCAAGTTTTTTTACATTATGTTAATGAAAACGGACCAAATAAAGGATGGGCTTTAGACAAACGCAGATTTTGGGGTTTACAGAGGGGATGATAATAAAACAAGATAAAAAAGACGGGTCAGCTGAAATAATCTTTTCGTGGAAAGAAATTTGGATACTTATTAAGAAACAAAAATTGCATTTATCTGCACAGTCTTTTAAAGATTTGACCAACACACTTTTTCATATTGTTGCTCAATTTAATGACAATTTTAAAGAGGATCTTCAAGGTAAAATGACACAGGAAAATGATGAAATAAAAAGTGAATAAAAATTTTTATTTTTTTTGTGCTGTGCCAAGATCAGGTTCTACTTTGTTATCTAGTTTAATTAATCAGAGTAATCAAATTAAAGTTTCCCCTAATAGTATATTACCAGACACGTTACATAAATTGACATTGCTAAAGACTAATAGTATTTTTTTAAATTTTCCTTATCACACTGGCATAGATAATATGATTTCAAATTCTTTTAACAATTATTATAGTAATGTTAATGTCAAAAACATATTAGATAAAGCTCCTTGGGGAACACCTTTTAATTTAGAAATGCTTAAAAGTATTTTTAAAAATAGAAAATTCTTAGTTTTAGTGCGTCCTGTTTTAGAATGTTTAGCCTCATTTGTTAAAATAGAGCAGCCTCAAAATATTGAAGAGAGGTGTAATCAATTAATGAGTAAAGAAGGAATTATTGGAAAAAATATTTGGTCTATTAATAACTTAATATATGAAAATGAAAATTACATAAAGATAACCTATGATGATCTTATTGCAGATACAAAAAATCAAATAAACAAAATTTGTGATTTTTTTAATATTGATCGCTTTAATTTGAACGTTGATCAAATATCAGAATACAACTTTGATAATGTAAATTATGAGGATGATGTTGTTAAAAATTTACATAAAATAAGGTTGAATGAAATTAAAAAAAATGATTATAAGATTGAAAAATATTTAAGTAATAAAATTATAAGTAAATATAAAGATATTAATATATGAGAATATTAGTGTTTGGACTACCAGGATCGGGTAAAACTACATTTGCAAGACAACTTTCTGCAGGTCATGCTTATTTTAATGCTGATGAGGTTAGGAAGATGTTTAACGATTGGGATTTTTCTTCTGAAGGAAGAACAAGACAAGCACAGAGAATGGGCTGTCTATCTTCTTTAGTAGACGGTCATTCCATTATAGATTTTATTTGTCCTTTTGATGAAGACAGACATGAGTATGATGTAAAGGTTTGGATGAATACAATTGATAAAGGTAGATTTGACGATACAAATCAAATGTTTGAAAAACCAAATCACTGCACTTTTGAAATCAAAGACTTTAATTACGACAATGTTATTAAAGAAATACGAGCTAAATTACTAATCAAGTAATCTATATTTCACAAATCTAAAATGATATAATACGGACATGCCATTAGCAAAAGTAATGATAGCACCAGGATTTGATAAGCAATCTACACCTTCAGATGCAGAGGGAAGATTTGTAGATGGAGACAATGTTAGATTTAGATATGGAGAGCCAGAAAAAATCGGTGGTTGGGAAGCATTAGTTAACGATAAATTAGTAGGTGCAGCAAGAGGACAACATGTATGGGCCAGCACCGATGGTAAAAGATACGCTGCCATAGGCACTGATAAAGTATTAGTAATTTATTTTGGTGGAGCCTTTTACGATATTACACCTCTAGATACAGATAATTTTTCTACTGGAGCAAATATATCAACTAGCAACGGATCACCTACAGTAACCATTACAACGTCAGCTGCCCATAATTTAGTTGTTGGTGATATTATAACCTTTGCTAATGCTGGATCTTTCACTTCAGCGAACACAGTTTTTACAGCGGCAGATTTTGATGATAAACTTTTTGAAGTTAAAACCACTCCTTCGTTAACAACCTTTACAATCACAATGACATCTAATGAGTCAAAGTCTGGCGTTACTAACAATGGAACTTTAGATGTTAGACCTTATGTTACTGTTGGCCCATTAACACAGTCTGCTGGTTATGGGTGGGGAACATATTTATGGGGTGGTAGAACAGTTGGCTCTACAACCACAACAATAAACAACGGTGGAGCAATGTTAGTGGGTGCCTCATCTGTTGTTTTAACGAGTACAGCTAGTTTACCTTTAACTAATGGTAAACTTAGAATTGGTTCTGAGGACATGAGTTACACGACTAACACAACTGGAACGAACACTATTAGTGGTATCACTCGTGGTATAAATGGAACTTCTCCTGCGGAGCATGCAAACGGTTCAACGGTTACAGACATTACAGATTTCGTAGGTTGGGGAGATGCATCTGCAACGAGCACTGTAACTATAGATCCTGCTAATTGGTCATTAGATAATTTTGGTAATAAACTTATTGCAACTGTACACAACGGAGAGACATTTACTTGGGATGCTTCCTTGACAAATGCTTTACAGACAAGAGCTACCATTGGAACAGGTATGCCAACAAAATCTGTAATGACAATCGTTTCAGACAGAGATAGACATTTATTTCATTTAGGCACAGAAACAACAATAGGCACTGCTAGCACGCAAGACAAAATGTTTATTAGATTTTCTGATCAAGAAAGTTTAAGTGATTATGCACCTACATCAACGAACACCGCAGGAACCTTTAGATTAGATGATGGCACTGAAATAATTGGTGCTTTCAAAGGTAAGGATTATATTTTAGTTTTAACAGATACAGCTGCTTATGAAATGCAATTTGTTGGACCACCTTTTACTTTCTCAATAAGGAAGGTTGGATCTAATAATGGATTATTAGGACAACACGCAGGAGTGTTTGCAAACGGAGCTGTATTCTGGATGGGTAAAACAGGTGGTTTTTATGTCTATGACGGCACCGTAAAATCATTACCATGCTTAGTTGAGGATTTTGTGTTTACTACCGATGGTAATAATCCTGGTATAAATTATGATTCAGGTAAAATTGTCTTTGGTGGAATAAATGAGTTATATTCTGAAATTAATTGGTTTTACCCAACAGCGGGCAACACAGCCATTGATAGAGTTGTGACTTATAATTATAATGAGAATGTTTGGACCACTGGCACTCTAGATAGAACCACGTGGATGGGATCTACAGTTTTTGAAGTGCCGTATGCAACAGATTTTGAAGCCTCGGATACACCAACTTTTCCAGTCGTAAGTGGAGTATCTAATGGTGCAACAATTTATTATGCACATGAAGTAGGAGTAAACCAAGCTAATGCCGATGGAACAAGCACAGCTATACCCGCATTTATTAAATCAGGTGAGTTTGATTTAAATGGTAGACAAGGCGTTCCAGGTGATGGTGAATTTTTAATGAGTGTCAGAAGATTTATGCCTGATTTCAAACGTATAAGTGGTAATGCAAAAGTCACACTATTTCTAAACGCATTTCCTCAAGGATCTACTGCAGCTTCAAGTCCTCTAGGTCCGTTTACAGTTTCATCATCCACAACTAAGGTAGATACCAGAGCTAGAGCTAGATTAGCTGCTGTTCAAATTGAATGCACTGAAGTAGATGAAAGTTGGAGATACGGAACTTTTAGATTTGACGTAAGACCAGATGGTAGAAGATAATGGCTAAAATTACAATACAAATACCTGAACCTAAAGACAATTATTCACAAGAAGATCAAAGACAAATACTCCAGGCTTTTAGAACTTTACAATCTCAATTGAATTTTTCTTATGAGAATGATATAAAAAATGACCTAAATGCTTTTAACTATTTTTTATCATGACAATACAATATAAAAATCAAGGATATAAACAATCAGGGACAGGTAAGACCACTGTCCTTACATGTCCAACAGATGCAACTATCATTGTTAAATCTGTATATTGTGCTAATAATGATGCTTCATCTGCTATCTTAGTTCAAATGAATTTAGTAGATTCTTCTGACTCAAGTGCAGAGTACGAATTTTTTAGGGATGACGTTGCAGCTAAAACACAAATAAATGCAACGCCAGAGGGTTTAAATCTTGAAGCTGGCGATGCTATTACAGTGCAAGCAGCCACAGGCAGTAATAAAATACAAGGTGCTATTAGTTATGCACTGATTGATAGATCACAACAAAATGGTTGAGATAGATAACCATTTATCAAAAGATATCTGTAATTATTTAATATCTTACTTTAATCAAAACAAAGATAAATCTGAAATTTACAATGGAAGAAAATTAATTAAAATTACTAATCTAAATAATGACGTTGTTGTTGAAAAAATAGTATCACAATATTCTAAATATTATCCAAATCATTATTTAAAAAACATGGAGTTAATTTTTTGGCCTGTCGGAGAATATCACAACTGGCACGATGACACTATTTATTACGATAAAACCACTATTACATATCTCAACGATGACTATGTCGGAGGAAGAACTCAAGTTGAAAATTACGAAGTAAAGCCACAGACAGGTAAAATAATTTTATTTGATGCAAACAAAAAACATAAAGTGTCTAAGTTGCTGAAAGGCGAGAGATACGTTATATTAGCCTGGTATAACTTATGTCAAAGAAAGTAAATAGATTATAAAATGGGTAAGAAAAAACCACTCTTTGGTGTAAACACATATATAAAACGCACTCCAAAAAAAAGACCTGGTCGTCATAAAAAGAAATATAGTAAACGCATACCTAGACGTAAACCTTATCGTGGACAAGGGCGTTAAATTAGTATACTAAACGATTATGGCTGTTTATCAAAAAATTAAATGTGAGACTAAAACTATTTATAGAAGTATTAGCACAGGTAAAAAATATGAGACAGAGGAGGCTTTTTTAAAACAACATCCAAAAGAAGATTTAGCAACTGATGTTGAGGTGCAAGTCCCCGATCTCCCTATGTTTAGTAAAACACAAAAATGAAAGATTTAAAATACTTACAAATTTATAACGAATATTTACCAGTCAATATTTTTAAAAAGATATGTGATTTGGCATATAAAGCGAAAGAAGATATGAATGATGATTTAACAGGTAACATTGAAAGGGAATATGTTCTTCGTGCTGAAGAAGATCCTGAAATAAATCAATACCTCATGCAAATAAGTAATAATAAATTATTTGCTGACTACCACCATTACCTTTCACAACTATTTAAAAGCCGTAAGTGTAACCCTGTTTTAGCTAAAACTTGGGTAAACTTTCAGCAGAAAAATGAATTCAATCCTTTACATACACATGATGGTATTTTTAGTTTTGTAATTTTTGTAAAAATTCCATACGATTGTGAAGACTATAAAACCAAGTTTCCTAAAACTAAACCTGAGAATATAAAGGTAGGTATGTTAAGTTTTCAACACATTGACCCATGGGTTGGTCGTCCAATGTCGGTTGATATATCATTAAACCCAAATTACGAAGGTGGTATATATTTTTTCAAATCAAAACACGTTCATCAAGTCTATCCTTTTTACGATACTGATGAATATAGAGTAACTGTGTCAGGTAATATACATTTATTATGAATCCATTAGGCGGAACAGAATTACAGTACAATTTTTTAAAAAAATACGTTGCGAAAGAATTACTGGATAAGTTTCAAATTTGTACATCTGTGCCAGGTAAAGTTCCCTTATCTGAAGATAAGATAAATATTCTTTGGCAAAAGATGGCACCTGATCAACCACATTTTCAAGAATTTTTCAAAGACGAAAATAAAATTAATGAATACGATTATTATGTGTTCAATAGTCATTGGAATTATGAACAGTTTAGAAAAACTTTTTCTTTACCTGAGCATCGTTGTACTGTCATAAAAAACGGTATACCAGATATAAAAAAAAGAGATCCTGAACCTAGACGAGATAAAATTAAATTAATTTATCACCCTACACCATGGAGAGGTTTGTCTGTTCTATTAGGGGCAATGCAACTTGTACATAATCCTAATGTAATATTAGATGTTTATAGTAGCACTGAAGTTTATGGAGATGATTTTAAAAAAGAAAACGATCACATTTATAAAGATTTATATGAGCAAGCTAAAAAATTACCTAATGTAAATTATATAGGTTACAAGCCTAATGATTATATATTAGAAAACCTACATACCTATGATGCTTTTGTTTATCCGAATATTTGGGAAGAAACATTTTGTATCTCTGCTTTGGAATCATTAGCATGTGGTTTGTATGTAGCAACAACGGACAACGGAGCACTATACGAAACGTGCACAGAGTTTCCAATATATATCCCTTATGATAAAAATTGGGAAAACCTAGCAAAACAATTTGCTGCCGTCATAGACGGCATAGCAGGTCAAATTAACACTGAAGGTTGTAGAAATCATTTAAAATTTCAACAGAATTTTTTTAATCATTTTTATAACTGGAAAACTATAGCTGGTCATTGGACTGGCTTTTTACAAGGAGCGTTACAAAATGTTAAAAGCACTAAGAAAAAGATATGAAGCACAAGTTGCTGAGTCTCAAGAGACAATCAATATTTACCTTAAAAGTCCTGTAGGTATTGGTGAACATCCACAACATCTTGATGAAGTGGATAAATTATTACAAAAGATAGTAGATGCAGAAGATAAAATTAAACTTATAGATAGATGGGTGAACTAATGCAAGATCCAAGTAAACCAATTTGGTTTAACGTAAAAAATAAAACACCTGAGAAAAAAAATAAACCAAAGAAGTTTTCTATATTTGTAGCAACCCCATGTCATAGTGAAGTGTCTTTACATTATTTCCAGGCATGTTTAGAGTTTCAAAAACATTGCATGAAAAACGATGTTCTAGTCTGTTTTCAAGTTATGAAGTCATCACTAGTAACACAAGGTAGAAACCTTTGTGTTTCAAGTTTTATGGAAAGTGGCAGCACACATTTATTATTTATAGACTCTGATATTGATTTTAAGTCAGAGTCTATTTTTAAAATGTTAGCAGCAAAAAAAGATGTAATATCCGTGCCTTACCCTTTGAAGACACTCAACTGGGAGAAAGCTTGGAAGAAGATACAAGAGGGTAAAATAAAGAATGCGCATGATTTACAATATAAAGCTTTGTATCAATACCCTATGAAGTTACCTAATGAAAAAGATATTAGGATAGAAAATGGAGTTATTGAGGTAACACATTCACCAACAGGATGTATGTTAATTAAAAGAGAAGTAATAGAGAAAATGATTAAGGCTTATCCTGAGAAAGAAATTATTCAGAAGACTATAATTAACGGTTCTCTAATTAATAGACCTTTCTTTTATAACCTTTTTGATACTGATTTTGATCCTGTAAGTAAAACTTATTTAGGAGAAGACTTTGCATTTTGTAAAAGATGGAGAGATATTGGTGGTAAATGTCATGCACTTATTACTGAAAAAATAAGTCATGTTGGAGAACATCAATATAAATCTGCTTTTATTGATGAGTTGTCAAACCTCTCCTAAAATGGTAATATTTGTAGTTAGCTAATTTAAGGAGAAAAAATTTACATATGGCTTTTCAAGCTTTAATACCATACGCACTTGCAGCATACGGTGGATACAGAGGATATAAAGCGTCAAAAGACGCTGGTGGTTCAGGACTTCAAAGATTATTAGCAGCGGGAACAGGGGCTGCAGCTGGGTATTACGGTGGTCAAATGATCCCTGGAGTACAATCTTCAATAGGAACTCCTGGTGGTTTTGTTCCTTTCACTCAACAACCTATCGTACAAAATATTAGAGCATCGTTGCCTTTTTTAGGTAGCGGATCAACTGGCCCAGCAAACTTGGGTGTTGATAAATTTGGTAATTTAATTCCAAACAGAACGGCTGCAGATTATGGTTTAACTGGTGAACCAGGTGGTTTACAAACCATCTTTGACAAAGCCCTTAGAAGACAAAGATTAAATCCTGTAACTGGTGAGTCTACTGGAGAGATGGAATTTAGTCCTGGCAAAGTTGCAACAGCGATTGGTCTTGGAACATACTTTTCAGGTGCGTTTGAAAACGAACCACAAGACGTATTTACACCTACTTATAATTTAGCTGTAGCTGATTTACAAAAACAAAGAGGTGGTTTTAAATATATAGATCCAGTTGATGGCACAGAAAAAACTTTTCAACAAGTATATATACCTGAAGGTGATCCTAAGAATGTAGGTGATTTTAGAATGGGTCCTTACGCTATTGAGAGAAATAGATTAAAAGAGGGTGGCTTGGCAGAGATAAGAAAATTTAATGAAGGTGGTATTAATTACCTACCCAGTAAAACATCTCATGATGAGAACGATGCAAATAATTATGTAAGAGCATCAGGTTATGTCGAAGATGGATCTGGCACAGGGGATAAAGACGAAGATACAATGTTAGCTCAATTAGCAGACGGTGAGTTTGTAACAAGAGCAGATGGAGTATTAGGCGCAGGTATCATAGCTGGTGGAAATCCAAATAGCATGAAAGATATGAGAGAAAAAGGTGCACAATACTTCTACGAACAGCAAAAACGATATAAACGAGTTTTTGATTTATTACAAGGAAGTAGAAATGCAAAAGCCCAAGCCAATTAAACCTGACATATCAGTTTTATCAGTAGAGCCAAAATACATAGATAAATTTTGGCCTCTATGTGATTTTATGATCGCAGAAGCTCTTAAGTATTCGGGGGGTTTTGCTGATGCCCAAGATATTAAAGATTTATTAAAAAAGGACGAAGCTCAAATGTTTCTTGTATTTGGAAGTGATGAAGAGGAGCTGAATCAAGTGTTTGCTTTATTTGTAACTCGTATAGCTGCATTACCTAATTACTCACAACTAGAAGCTATAATTTGTACAGGTAGAAAAAGACATTTATGGGAGGACAAACTAGTGAATACTGTAACAAAATTTGCTAAACTAAATGGATGCAAAAAACTTAG